TATACCATCTTCCGATACAATAGTAACACCTTCACCACCTTTTGTTATAACAAGTGTTCCTATGTTATAAAACTTTCTTGTATCTTGATAACCACCTTCAATCATAGAAAATCTATGATATTCAGATTCATTAAGCTTTATAATATCAGCACCTTCATAGTTAACCAAACTTTTCTTTGGATCAACTATAACAATCTTACCTTGTTCTTTTAGAGAATGAACTAACTGCTGACTTTTAGAGAGAACGCCTTTATTGTAATCGGAGAGAATAACATATTTGGTTTCTTCAGGAAATTGTATTTGAGAGATATCAGCGGTGCTAGTCTTATCTTCATCCACACGGAACATAATATGATTATCACACACATATCTTTTCTTGATACTATATTCTTTATTATCAAAGAAATAATCAACATAAGCACCTAAGGCCATTAGGTTGTTATTAACATTAGAGGCACCACCAGCCTTACATTCTTCTCGGGTAATATCAAAAATAGGAAGAGGAGACTCTGGAGAGAACCGATTCATTTTTCCATAAATATAGATGTCAGTTATATGATCACCAATAAGACCGATTTTCATTCCGAAACTCCATTACCAAGTTATATAAATATATAGCAAAGCATGTAGAAGGTCAAGATATGTCTCAGACTAAACCAGCAAATAAAGAAGAATTAAAGGATTTCTGTTTAAGACAGTTAGGATATCCTGTTGTTCAGATCAATGTTGATGATGTCCAGGTTGATGATGCTGTAGAACTAGCATTTGAGTATTGGAACGAGTTTCATTTTGACGGAACAGAACGCACTTATCTAAAACACCAAGTAACCTCTGATAATAAGGCCAATGGTTGGATACAAATGAGCGAAAGTGTTATTGGCGCTGTTAAAATATTTCCTATTGGCGGAAATAACATGGCTATGAATATGTTTGACCTTCGTTATCAACTCCGTCTAAACGATCTTTGGGATCTTTCGTCAACATCATATACTAACTACGCCTTAACTATGCAGCATTTGGCCACCTTGGATCTTATTTTTACAGGCCAGACACCTGTTCGTTTTAATAAAATTAACAATCGTCTTTATATTGATCATTCTTGGGCAACCGATGTTGAAGTTGGTGAATGGATTGTGGTTGAAGGAATGATTATAACCGATCCTGTAGCATATACTAAAGTTTGGAATGATCGTATGTTGAAAAAGTTAGCCACTTCTTATGTTAAAAAACAGTGGGGCCAGAACATGAAAAAGTTCAAGGGTATGCAGTTACCTGGTGGTATTACACTAGACGGTCAGCAAATCTTTGATGAGGCGACAAAAGAGATTATGGAATCAGAGCAAGAAATTAGAAATACTTACGAACAACCACCAGTATTTTTGGTAGGATAGTATATGCCCGTTAACGGATACTTTAACAACTTTCCAGGTGAAAATAGGTTCAATAACGAACATCGGTTGATGGAAGATGTTATTGTAGAATCCATTCAAATCATGGGCCATAATGTATGGTATATTCCTAGAGAATCATTTGATAATATGGATATGATTTTCGGAGAGGCCACCAAAGTTATATTCAATCGCGCCTATATGGTTGAGGCCTATATTGCTAATGTTGAAGGTTTTGAAGGTGACGGAGATTTCTTTTCTAAGTTTGGTTTAGAAATTAGAGATAGTTCTAACTTTATTCTTTCACACAGATCATTTTCTAAGATTATTCCATCTACACTAAGAGAACGGCCTCAAGAAGGGGACCTTGTTTGGGTTCCTCTTATGCATCGTATGTTTGAGATTAAGTTTATTGAAAAGAAGTTGATGTTTTATTCCGTAGGTAATAGACAACCATTCGTCTATGAAATGCGTTGTGAGGACTTCCGCTTCTCAGAAGAAATCATGGATACTGGTGTTGAAGATATTGATCAGATCGGTGAAGATAACGCCTATACAATGAAACTCAATCTGGCAACTACAGGTGTAAGATCATTTATAGACAATGAAATTGTATTCCAAAGTCCTGATGGAACATGGGCTAATAATACAGCAAAAGCCACTATTAGTGAATGGTATGCTGCCAATGGCACTATGCTTATTCACGACATTGCAGGAACATTTGCTGCTAACACTAATTTATATGGTAATACATCAATGGCTAGATTTAATACAATTTCAGTTGGTGATGAAAAACTAGACCTTGTTCCGAATGACTTCTTTAATAATGATGACTTTAATACAGATACGACACTCATTTTAGATTTGAGTGAAATTAATCCGTTTGGAAAACCTTAATGCTCGGTAATAAACACTTTTATCATCAATTAACTCGTAAGGCAGTCATTCTATTCGGTAGAATGTTTGATGATATTTCCATTATTCGTAAAAGCAATACAACAGGTAAAGAGTTTAACCGTTTTCTTGTTCCTATCATTTATGCTCCTAAAGAAAAGATGGTTACTCGTATCTTTTCTGATCCGGACCTAATGCGTCAGGTTCAGACTATTCTACCTAGAATGTCTTTTGAAATCACAGGTATTTCCTATGATGCTTCAAGAAAACAAAACTCATTATTAAAATCTGCTAAGCCTACAACAGGTGCTTCGGCTACAGCAGCATATATGGGTGTTCCATATGATTTAAACTTTGCTCTCAATGTTTATGCTCGTAACATTGATGACGGTACTCATATTGTAGAACAAATTATGCCTTTCTTTAATCCAGATTTCACAGTGGCCGCTAATATGGTGCCTGATCTTGGATTTGTTAAAGATATTCCAATCATACTAAACAATGTAACAAATAACATTGAATATGAGGGTAACTTTGATTCAGTGAGATATGTTTATTGGACTCTTAACTTTACCATGAAGATGCATTTTTATGGTCCGATCTCTTATCCAAAAATCATTCGTACCGTTTATGCGAATATCTATAATGATCCTTCACTGAAATCAGGATATATCACAAGAATTAACACTGCCAATACTAGCGGTATTTTCAAATCCGATGATATGGTATATCAAGGAGAAAATTATAATACAGCTAGAGCATATGGTATTATGATGGATTATAGTTCTAATACCAATATAATGACTATAGGTGCTACACAAGGACAGTTTAAGGTTAATACTAGTATTCATGCTGTTTCAACTAATGCTGTTTGTACCTTATCATCATTTGTTGTAAATCCTTTAAAATTGGTAGAAATTAAAATACAACCAGACCCTATTACTGCCGAACCAGGTGATGATTATGGATATAATATTGATATCACGGAATGGCCAGACACAGAAACATAAATAGTAAGAAACCAGCAGGAATCTAAAAGACTATGGCACAAGAAACAATTTTTATCGGTACAATTCCTAATGATGGAACAGGCGATACACTCCGTGTATCTTTTTCAAAGACAAACAATAACTTCTCAGAAGTTTACGGTACATTAGCAAACGATCAAATAGACATAGCACAATTACAAGAACTATTTTTTAGTAATTCTGGTAGTGTTACTGCTAATGCAGGATTCTCGGTTGCTAATCTTGCTTTTGGTACAGCAAATGATGGTTATTTTATTGCTAATGCTGCCTTTGGTAGAGCAAATGGTGCCGTTATTCTTGGAGGCGCCGCGTATGATCAGGCAAATGCCGCTTATAACTATGCTAATACAATCATAGGTGAAAATACAAATTTAACAGATTTATTTAATGTCGCTAACTCATCATTTAATGTCGCCAATTTATCATTTAATAAGGCTAATTCAGCAAATGTATTAGCAAAAGCGGCTTTTGATTATGCCAATACTATTATCAGTGAGAATACAAATCTTATAGATGTATTTACAGTTGCTAATGCTGCTTTTGATAAAGCCAATGCTGCTGTTGTCTACACATATGCCAACTCTGTTGGTGTAAATGCCAATACCTGGGCCAATACAGTTGGTGCTGCTGGTAATGCTTATTCTAATGTTGTAAGTGCTGCTTCTAATACCTGGGCTAATACAGTTGTTGTAAATGCCAATACTTATTCAGGTGCCATGGCCAATGCCGTTAATGCTTATACAACAGCAACATATTCTACACTAACACAATTTGGATCTGTATTTGGTGTAACCAATGCTGCCTTTGATTATGCTAATTCCTCATACAATTTGGCCAATGGTGCGTATATCTACGCCAACACTATTAATGTTATTCCGGCATTTACCAAGGCAAATGATGCTTTTGATAAGGCGAATACAGCATTACAAAATACTACAGGTACCTTTAACGGTACATTAACTGTTAATAATACTATCGTTGTTAATACCTTAAAAGGTCCATATACTGATGATACCGATGCTTCAGCAAACGGTAGTGTTGCTTTGAAAGAAATGTATTATAACGCATCAGGAATAATAAGAATTAGATTAGTGTAAAGGTGTGAATTATGGGTGTAGATGATAATCTGTCCAAGTCTTTGGACATTGAACATGTGACTTCAGATAGTAAAAAAGAAATAGTTACCTATTCTCTTCCTGAAGAACCTATTGATACCGCTCAAGACCAAGAAGATGATTACCGTCTGGCCCGTAGTGTTCTAAGAAACCTTATTGTTAAAGGTAACGAAGCAATTGATGAAATCTCCACTATTGCTAGACAGAATGAAAGTGCTAGAGGTTATGAGGTTGTTTCTACACTAATTAAAACGGTGGCAGATACAACCAAAGACCTATATAATGTTCAGAAAATGACGAAGGATCTTAAGGGTCCAGATCCATCTGCCGACCCAAGAGTGAAGAATACCGAATCCATTAATGTTGAACAAGCCGTTTTTGTCGGTTCGGCTGCCGAACTTCTATCTGCTATAAAGAAAAAGAAAGAAGAAGATGGCTCGTCTTCCGTTTAGTTACCAGAATAACCCCAATTTACCATCAGAACAATACCGCCATTCATTTACTCAACATGAACTTAATGAGTATATGAAATGTGAAGCGGATCCTGTTTACTTTGCTACAAAATATATCAAGATCGTCAATGTTGATCGTGGTCTTATGCCATTTGAGATGTGGAACTTTCAGAAAGATATGTTGAATACTTTCCATGATAACCGCTTCGCCATCTGTAAATTACCTCGGCAGGTTGGAAAGTCAACCACAAGTGTGGCATATTTGTTACACCAAGTTTTGTTTAATGAAAATATTATGATTGCCATCTTGGCAAACCGTGCGCCAACCGCAAGAGAGTTGTTACAGAAACTTAAACTGGCCTTTGAGTATCTACCTATGTTTCTTAAACAAGGTATCAAAGAATGGAACAAAGGTTCTATTCATCTCGCCAATGGTTCTAGAGTTCTGGCAGATTCCACCTCAGGCAGTTCTGTCCGTGGTTTCTCGTTTAACATTATCTTTTTAGATGAGTTTGCGTTCGTTCCTAATAATATTGCTGAAGAGTTCTTTAGTTCAACCTATCCTACTATTTCTTCTGGTAAAAGTTCCAAGGTTATCATTGTTTCTACTCCAAACGGTATGAACCTATTTTACCGTATGTGGATGGATGCCGTAGAAGGTAGATCAGACTATAAGAGTATTGAAATCCATTGGTCTCTGGTACCAGGTAGAGATGGCGCCTGGGCGGAACAAACCATTCGTAACACCAGTCAAAGACAGTTTGATCAAGAGTTTGGTTGTGTAACCGGAGATACTATAGTAGACATAAAAAACAAAGACACCGGTGAAATACAAAAAATAACTATGGAAAAACTTTATGAAATGATGGATGTGAGTTCATAGGATTACTAAATAGGTATAGGAGGTATCCTATGGCCTGTGTTTATAAGATAACAAGAAACGATGGATTAGAATATATTGGCATTACCAATAATCTGAAGCGTCGGATACAACAACATATCCGATCATCAAGATTTTCGGTCGGAATAAAACACACCGAAATACTATTTGAAAGTGAATATAAAAACTGTGAAGATGCTGAAGAAATATATATCACCGTTTTTGATACATATAAAAATGGATTGAATACAACATTACACGGTAAAGGTAATCATTATGATAGTTCAAGGTTCAATACTCTTGGATATGTTTATAGCAAAGAGAGTAGGGAAAGAATGAGTAAAGCGAAAGATGGATTTGTGCCGTGGAACAAAGGTAAATCCGGTTATTGGACACCCAACGAAGAATGGATTGATAAACACAGATTCATAGGTTCCGATAATCCAAAATCCATACTAAACGAAGATTTGGTTAGGGAGATTATAGAAGATTTTATATCTAGTCCGAAGATAGATAATGTGGGTCAAATACAAAAAAACGGTAAACCTATGTCTTATATGTGGGCTTATTGTTTACAAAAAGCGCCTCAACACAATATGACTCCACAGGCTATTAGAAGATTGTTAGAAAAGAAAAGTTGGAAAAATGTTTGGAAAGAATACGAAGTTTGAAATAAAAACTCCTGACGGATGGGAAGATTTTTATGGAGTTCAAAAACTTTCTGGTAAAAAGGTTGTTGATGTTTTGCTTGAAAGCGGTAAACACATTTCCGTTTCAACAGACCATCGTTTCTACGAAAAACGATTAGGATATTGTGATGTAAAAGCACTATACTCGGGTAATGTTATAAAAACAAAAGATGGGTTTGAAACCATCATTTCTATCATACCAAGATATGATATGCCTGATGTTTATGATGCCGTAGATGTAGGTAACAATCATAGTTATTATACTAATGATATTCTTTCACACAACTGCGAGTTCTTAGGTTCTACCAATACACTTATTAGTGGTGCTAAACTCCGTATGATGGCCATGAAAAGTCCTATTGAAAGTTATAATCATATGGACATATATGAACATGCTGAAAACAAACATGTTTATGTCTTATGTGTAGATGTGGCAGAAGGACAAGGTTTAGACTATTCAACATTCTCGGTATTTGATGTTACAAAATTGCCATATAGGCAGGTTGCTAAATACCGTAATAACGAAATAACTCCTATTATGTTACCAGCGGTAGTATATGCGTCCGCCAAGAAATATAACGATGCCTTTGTTTTAGTTGAAATCAATTCAATAGGTCTACAAGTAGCAGATATTCTACATTTTGAATTGGCATACGAAAACCTATTAAAGTTTCAAACAAAAGGTAAACAAGGTAATCAACCATCAGAAGGATTTGGTGCTGGTGGTAAAAATAAAGTTGCCCTCGGTTTAAGAACAACACCACAATCCAAGATTATTGGTTGTGCTAATTTAAAAACACTGGTTGAATCAGATAAGTTAATTATTAACGATGCTGATACTATTATGGAATTATCTTCTTTTTCATCAAATAAAAGATCATTTGCTGCGGAAGAAGGAAGTAATGATGACCTTGCTATGACGCTGGTTCACTTTGGGTGGTTAACTTCACAGAAATATTTCAAAGAGAATATCAGTGAAGATATTAAATCAGCTTTACAAAAAGAACAAATGGATGTTATGGATACAAACATTGTTCCTTTTGGATTTATAGATGACGGATTGAATGATATGGTGGAAAAAGATGTAAATGGTGATATATGGTCTGGCAGTGAGAAGAATTATCCTTTTGATGATTTCAATTATGACTGGAATGTTAGACTATAAATTCTTAAAATCATCAAAACAATAAATAAAGGTATTGGAATAAGTTATACAATTCCAACCTATAAAAGGAGTAAAAGATGGCATATCAACTTTCACCAGGTGTGACATGGTCAGAAATTGACTTAACGACCATTGTTCCATCAGTAGCTACTACAGAGGGAGGTTTTGCCGGCGACTTTGATTGGGGTCCTATCAATGAAATCCGATTGATTTCAACTGAACTAGAACTCACCCGTTATTTTGGTAAGCCTAGTGCAAATACTTATCGTGCATTTTTCACCGCCGCAAACTTTCTTGCTTATGGTAGTAATTTGAGATTAGTTCGTTCGGCAAATACCGCAGTTGCTAAAAATGCTACAAACGGTAATGCCGGACTTCTTATCAAGTCAAGAGATCAGTATGAAGATGAATATTTAGATTTATCTGCTGCTAATACATCAGGTATGTTTGCTGCCCGTTATGCTGGTTCATTAGGTAACAGTATTAAAGTTTCACTCTGGGCCAATACAACAAACACCACAGCATATAACCTTTGGGAGTATGGTCAAGATTTTAACGGTATTCCAGGAACATCCGATTGGACTTCCAATAAAGGTGGTACAAACGACGAAATGCATATTATCGTTGTAGACCAAAAAGGTGATATTTCAGGAACATCAGGAACTGTTCTTGAAAAGTTCTCATATGTTTCTAAGGCTTCTGATGCTAAGAACAATGATGGATCTTCAAATTACTATGTTAATATTATCAATGATAAATCAGAGTTCATTTACATTTTAAATCATGCCCAGAATACTTCAACTCAGGTTGCTGAAACAACAACTTGGGGACTACCAGCATCAAACACAAACTTTGCTCAGACAGGTCTTCAATATACCGCAAATCTAGCAAACGGTGTTGTTGGTACACCAACCGATGCCGATTTATCAAGATCATATGATCTATTCGTCAATGCTGATGAAGTTGATGTTTCATTGCTAATGACTGGTGATGCTTCGCAGACAGTTTCAGAATACATCATTGATAATGTTGCGGAAGTAAGAAAAGACCTTGTTGTATTCATTTCTCCACTTATGGATGATGTTGTCAACAATGATGGTCAGGAATATGCTGATATCATTTCTTATCGTAATAATTTCAATTCATCTTCTTATGCTGTATTGGATTCTGCTTGGAAGAAGCAGTTTGATAAGTATAACAATCTTTATCGTTGGATTCCTCTAAACGGTGATATTGCTGGTCTCTGTGCTAGAACAGACCTTGACCGTGATCCTTGGTGGTCACCTGCTGGTCTTAATCGTGGACTTATCAAGAATGTTACAAAACTTTCTTGGAATCCATCAAAGGCTGCTAGAGATGAACTTTATAAGAATAGTATCAACCCAATTGTTTCATTCAAGGGTGAAGGTACAGTTCTTTATGGTGATAAAACAATGACTGCTAAGCCTTCAGCATTTGATCGTATCAATGTTCGTAGATTGTTTATTGTCCTTGAAAAGGCTATTTCAAGAGCAGCAAAATACTCACTCTTTGAATTTAACGATGAGTTTACAAGATCACAGTTCGTTGCTCTTGTTGAACCTTATCTACGAGATGTTAAAGGTAGAAGAGGTATTTACGATTTCCGTGTTGTCTGTGATGAATCAAACAATACACCGGAAATCATCGACCGTAATGAATTTGTCGGAGACATTTACATTAAGCCAGCTAGAGCGATTAACTTTATTCATCTTAACTTTGTGGCGGTTCGCACCGGTGTTGCCTTCTCCGAAATTGTTGGCCAATTCTAATAAATAGAGACAAGGAGAAATAACAAATGGCATTTAATGTTAACGATTTTAGAGCATCACTGTTTAACGACGGCGCACGCCCAAGTTTATTCGAGGTGGTTATGACTCTACCTCCGTTGGTTGGAATTGGTGCCGTTCTTGATCAAGAAGTCCGCTTCAAAGCAAGAGCAACATCTTTACCAGGCGACAACATTTCATCAATCGTTGTTCCATACTTCGGTCGTGAAATTAAAGTAGCAGGTACCAGAACTTTTCCAGACTGGTCTATTACAGTTATTAATGATGAGAACTTTAGAATCCGTAATAATCTAGAACTTTGGATGAGCGGAATCAATTCTCATGTTAATAACCGTAGAGCTGCGGCACTAACAACTGCGGCATCATACACAACAGATGCTTGGGTTTATCAGTATAGCAAGAGCGGTGGTAACCCTCCTGTTGCTGGTGCTCCAACTGGTCTAGCGGTTCCTATTAAAGCCTATAGATTCGTTGGTTTGTTCCCAATCGATGTTGCTCCAATTGATCTTGATTGGGGTATGGGTGATCAGATTGAAGAGTTCTCAGTAACCTGGGCATATCAGTGGTGGGAATCAAACACAACCGATAGTGTTGGTATTGCCCCTATCGCTTAATTTATGACCTAAATAGTTCATATTCCATGGGGGTTCGCTCCCATGGAATCTCGTCTAGACAAAGGATTATATAGTGAGAATTTTTGGATTTCAAATTGGTAATGATAAATCAGATCAACAACCGGAACAGTTAAAGAATAAAACATTCACACTTCCTCAGAACGAGGACGGTGCTGTTACTGTTGCTGGTGCTGGATATTATGGTACATATGTTGATCTAGATGGTACTTTCCGTAACGAAACTCAGTTAATCACAAAGTACCGTGAACTTGCTATTCAACCAGAAATGGAATCGGCACTAGACGAAATTGTTAATGAAGCAATTGTTATGGAGGATTCTGGACAATCTATTGAAATCAATACAGATGAACTTAAAGTTCCAGAACCTATTAAGAAAAGAATTGAAGCAGAATTTGAGTATATTCTAAAACTACTCAACTTTGGTAATATGGGCCATGAAATCTTTCGTAGATGGTATATTGATGGCCGTCTCTTCTATCATATCGTAATTGACGAAACACTTCCTCAAAACGGTATCGTAGAGGTGAAATATATTGACCCTCGCCGTATCAGAAAGATCCGCGAAATCCAAAAGATGCGTGATCCTAATACAGGTGTTGAACTAATCAAAAGACAGATTGAATACTATCTCTATAATGAGAAGGGTATGGTCGGTGCTGGTACTAATCTAGGTTCCAAGATTGCCGTTGATTCAATTGTCAATATCAATTCAGGTATCATGGATCCAAAACAGACCATGGTTCTATCATATCTTCATAAGGCAATTAAACCATTTAACAATCTAAGAATGGTTGAAGATGCCACCGTTATATATCGTCTCTCTAGAGCACCAGAACGCCGTGTATTCTACATTGATGTTGGTAATATGCCAACCATTAAGGCGGAACAATATGTCCGTGATATTATGGTTAAGTATCGTAACAAGTTAGTTTATGATTCTAATACTGGTGAAATCAAGGATGACCGTAAACATCTATCAATGTTGGAAGATTTTTGGTTACCACGCCGTGAAGGTTCCAAAGGTACCGAAATCTCTACACTAGAAGGCGCCAGAAACCTTGGTGAGTTGGAAGATGTTAAGTATTTCCAAACCAAACTTTATAAGTCACTTAATGTTCCTGTTGGTCGTCTAGAACCACAGCAAGGTTTTTCTCTTGGTCGTTCTACAGAAATTACCAGAGACGAAATTAAGTTTAATAAGTTTATCGGCAGACTCCGTAATAAGTTTGCCACTCTCTTTGATGATATGCTTCGGGTCCAACTTGTCCTTAAAAAAGTTTGTACCGATGAAGAATGGAGAGAGTTCAAAGAAGATATTTGGTATGACTTTAAGAAAGACAACAACTTTGATGAACTTAAAGAATCGGAATTACTACTTAATAGAGTTTCTATTTTAACACAGATTGATCCATTTGTTGGTAAGTATTTCAGTCAACTCTGGGTTCGTAAAAATATTCTACAACAGACAGATGATGATATTGAAGAAATAAATGTTCAAATGGAACAAGAGGCACAGGTTATGGCTCAGTTCCAACAGCAACAAGCAATTGATCAGCAACAGCAGGCAGCGCAGCAACAACAGGATCAGTTGGCATTCCAAGGTCAGCAGCAGATTCAGCAGGCCGTCGTTCAAGATAAGATTCAGCAATTAACACAAGATCCAAACCGAGACGAAAAAGACATGATCAATAAAGGTCATGAACAGTCTATGTTAGATAAGAAAATTGAATTAGAAAAAGTTAAGAAAAAGGCCGCTGTCAAAGAAGCGGTAGAGTTAGGTCTTACATATGTTGGTAATGGTAAATATGCCAACACCGAAGGTAAGGTAACTCATTTAAATGAAAATGGTATACTAATACCATTGGAAACTAAATAATAAATATATTAAGGATATATTACATTGTCCCTTAAAGATACCGATGTTAGAACACCAGGGAACGCCGCAATTGCTAAGAAGTTTAAACTTTCTTTAGCAAGAGTTCGTCAATTGGTTGCTGATGGTGCTAAACACGAAAAAGAACATAACACCGATCAAGCAAAGGCAGAAGAGGTAGCAAGAGACCATATTTCCGAAAGACCAGATTATTATAAAATGTTAAATAAAGCTGTGAAAACTAAAGTTCAAATGAAAGAGGAATCTTCTACAGGTGGTGTTAGAGGTTTAGGATTTGTTACTGGTGATCCTGGTGTTAATTATGTAGATCAGTATATCAACACCAATTTTATGGCATATGTAGACGAAAATGGTAATAAACTTAAAAACATAAAGAAAAAACATATAGATTTACATAATAGTAAATTAGGTTATAACTTTTTTGATCCTACTAATATAAAAGAATTATCAAACAAAACCCTAAAAGAGTTTAATATGGCATTAGGACCTGATGTTGATCTAGCAGGAACATCCGATGCCCCTTCAAAAACATATAGAAAAACTGAAGTTAAAGAAGATGCGTTTAATGAAGACCTAAGAAAATGGTTTAGAGAAAAATGGGTTCGCTACGACACAAAAGGTAATATTAAAGGTCCTTGTGCGAGAGAAGAAGGTGAAGGTAAACCAAAATGTCGACCTTTGGCCAGCGCCAGAGCAATGAGTAAAGATGAAAGAGCGAAATCCTCAAGACGAAAAAGAAGGGAAGACCCAGTGGCAGATAGACCAGGAAAAGGTGGTAAACCTATTATGGTTAATACCAACGAAGAAACACTTTTAGAAAAAAATGTTCCTACAAATCCTGAGTTGT